TAATATACAGCCAGATCTGTATTGTTTAAAGGAACTTTACAAGATTTACAATGAAGAAGACGAAACTGGATAGAATAATAAAACTGATTAGAGAAGAAATGATGGGAGCAGGTGCTCCTACGAATAATGTTGGATCGGGAAATATTGCTGGTTCTTGTTACTGATTTTTACCCAATATTAAATGAAAGGTTTGTGATGAAAGATAATATATTATGGGTTGAGAAGTATAGACCAGAAACGATTGATGATTGTGTTTTGCCTGTTTTAACGAAAGATATATTTTTAAATATTGTTGATTCGGGGGAGTTGCCAAATCTTCTTTTATTTGGTTCGTCAGGTGTCGGAAAGACTACGGTTGCAAAAGCACTTTGTAACCAACTGGATTGTGATTGGTTGATGATTAATGGAAGTGATGAAGGTAGACTTATAGATACTTTAAGAACTACTATAAGTAGCTATGCATCAACGGTTAGTCTTTCTGGTGGCAAGAAAGTTATTATTATTGATGAAGCAGATTATATGAATAAAGATACTGTCCAACCAGCACTAAGAGGTTTGATAGAGGAATTTTCAAATAACTGTCGCTTCATCTTTACTTGTAATTATCACAATAGAATTATTCCAGCACTTCATTCAAGATGTTCTGTTGTGGATTTCAAAATTCAAAAAGACGATAAACCAGCACTTGCTCAGGAATTTCAGCGAAGAATATTAAACATTCTTGATACTGAAGGTGTTAAGTTTAAAACAGATATTATAGCACAACTTGTTGTCAAATTCTTTCCAGATTTTAGGAGAGTTTTGAATGAGCTTCAGAAGCATTCAGTAAGTGGAACTATTGGTGCTGATGTTTTGACTTCATCATCTAGTGAAACATTTAATGAGTTGATGAGTTTTTTACAGCATAAAGATTTTAGTAATATGCGTAAGTGGGTTGCACAAAATATTGACAATGACCATGTGAGATTATTTCGTCAAATATATGACTCGCTCTCTAAAAAGTTAAGAAAAGAGAGCGTGCCACAAGCTGTATTGACTGTAGCAGATTATCAATATAAGTCAGCGTTTGTAGCAGATCAGGAGATCAACATGGTTGCTTGTTTAACTGAATTAATGATTAATTGTGAGTTTGCATAATGAGTAAACATCCAGTAAAAACTAGAGACACCGATATCTTTGTTGCTGAGTTTTATGAAGATGGGAAGAAACAGAGATTAGGTCATGCTAAACTTTGTCATCAAATGAATAATTCTTTGGGTAGAATCTCAAAAGGTTTGAGGGTATCCAAATCTCTTTTGATTAGAAAAATTCTTGAATCTTATATAAAGTTTTTTGATGAATCAAAAGCTATTGGTGGTCAGACACATTTTGATCCAGAAAAAACTATGAATGAATGGATATCGGAAAGATATGATATGAGCGAATGTCAGAAAGAAATCTTGCAAATGAACAAGATGATTCAAAGTAATTCAAAATCGCCAGAAGTTCAGTTGATGTCCAAACAATTGGTTGTGATGTCAAAAATGATGAACCTTGTTCATAAGAATAATTTATGAAACATATACACCAGCATATATATTATTATGATGAATATTTTAAAGACATATCTGATCTTGCGGATAGGTATACTAAAATTAAAAATCCACATATCGTGTCTGTATATAATCAATCGTTGCCTGCGGCTATACACGCAAGTAATATCTTAAAATGTCCTATGAGTATTTTAAGGGTTGATGAAGGGGTAGCGTCATGGATTTTAAATACTACAGAGGATAGGGAAATAAGACCGAAGGATGCACCACTATTTCCATATCTTATATGCATGGATACGGTATATAGGGAAGATGTTTTTACCGCAATTAAACAATTACCAGAGTTTATTCATAATCCAGATTATGTGTTTTATACCATGTTTGGTCACGATAACGATTTGAGGGTCTATTACACCCACGAAATGATTTACAAAGCGATTAATTTTCCATGGCAAGTAAAGAGTGTTAAAAATGACTTAATTCTATGATGCTTCATCTTATAAATAACATTGTATAGTTAATCAGAGGAGAAGGGAATCGTATGGTAGATAAAACACCAGAGGAAAATGATGTGCCAAAAGATGAAAAGTTTGACAAAGAGGGTAATCTCTTTATCAAATTAACTATAGATGATAGCGCTTTGGTAGTAAGAGCTGATGGTGGTATTGAAATGATTAGTCACGAATTAGAAAAGGCAGAGGGTGGATATGTCGGTGATATTGAAGATTTAAATAAAACTTTTTCTTTAGTTCTGGCATTAACGTCAGCATTGGAGAATGAAGATTTATATAATCGCATATACCATAATTTAAATTTAGTGTTAATGCAGAAGTGGGAAGAAATTCCAGAGGATATAAAAGCTGACATTATACATAAAAGAAGAAATACAGCTATTAATCGTAACCCCAAAGAAAGAGAACAAAAGAATAAAAGGGTTCAAGAATTTCGCAACCGCATGAATAAATATAAAGATCAATTTCTTGATGAAGAACGAAAAAAATTAAGAGATGATATGCAAAGAGAAGCAGAATTTTTTCAAGAATTGGGTGATGACTTTGTTGACCCAATGCAAGAAATGATGGGACAAAGACAACCCAATCCGAAAAGGGTGAAAAGACCAAAAATTAATCCACTTCATAGAATGAGAAATGTAAATTGGAATCCTTATGATGAGTCCATTTTGAAAGCAAAGCAAGGTCAATGGAGATTAGATGCTCCGCCTGATGAGGAAGAATAAATGAATCCATTTGATTATGCACATGATTTAATTACAAAAGAAAATCTTGATGAAGATACACCAGAAAGAAAAGATTATAAAACATTTTTAATTAATAGAACTTTATCTTATCATTCTGATATAGCTCTTTTTATTAATGAGTTGAATAGGTATCCCGATATTAATACGCAAATGCATTTTGATTATGTTCATAATGCAATCCCTAAGAAAAAGAGAAAAAAGAAATATTGGGCGAAAGGGAAACAGCTGGAGAATATGCTAATTGTAAAGGAATACTATAAGTATTCTAACCAGAAATGCTTAGATGCTTTGTCGGTTTTGTCAGACAAAGACATAAAAAATATAAAAAATAATCTATACAAGGGCGGTTCTTAATCTTATAAATACCTATATAATGAATAACACTTTAGATTATTGAAAAGGGGATGGAAAAATGGATGAAAATGTGAGTTGGTCAATAGAGGATATGATTGAAGTCCGTCTGAAAGAGGATGACGATTTTTTGAAGGTTAAAGAAACACTTACACGCATTGGAATTGCTTCACGCAGAGAAAAGAAGCTGTTTCAATCTTGTCACATATTACATAAACAAGGCAAGTATTATATCGTTCACTTCAAAGAATTATTTGCTCTTGATGGCAAACCTACTAATTTGTCACATAGCGATATTGAGCGAAGAAATACAGTAGTGAATCTTTTGAATGAATGGAATTTAGTTGAAATAGTTCATCCAGAAAAAGCACAACCTACTACATCTATTCGTCAGATGAAAATTTTACCATTTAGCGAAAAACCCGAATGGGATTTACAAGCTAAATATACCATTGGGAATGTTCAAATAAAAACATCCAGAGCAAGAGAAAATGCCGATGGTAAAAATACTTTTGTAATTGATGATGACTTTGCATTATGACAATATTTTATTTTAAAGGAATGACATGAAAAAAATACTTAGCACGTTAATACTTCTTGTTATGATTACAGGGTGTGCTGAATTTACTTCTTATGCTATTGGTGCCTTAGGTAACATTACTGGTGACTTAGTTATGAAAGAAATTGAAGAAAGGGAGAAAGACAATGAATGTAAAGATAGTGAAGATGATAAGTGCGGAAGAAGTGATAGGTGACTTTGATGAGGAACAGAGTATAATAAAAAATCCTGTTGTAATGATTCCTGTGAGCAAAGAGCAAATAGCTTTCCAGCCTTGGCTTCCTTATGCCGAAGATTCAGAATACAAATTAAAAGAAAGTCAGATTACATTAGTAGCTACTCCAAGCGATACTATTCTGAAGGAGTATACTAAACATTTCGGTTCTGGAATTGTGACTTCCAAAAATATAGTAATGTAAATAGTAGTATAGTTTTACTTATATTATTCATTGTTTTTTGATATACTACCAATATGAAATTCTACACTTACGTTAGTCAGATTAGCAATAAAATCTATGTTAGAGATATAGATAATAAGGGACAGGAATATTCTGAATCTGTATCTTTTGAACCTACGCTTTATGTCCCATGCCCTCCAGAAAAATCTACCTTTAAAAGTTTAGATGGTAGTCCGTTAGCACCTTTAAAGTTTCCGAACATTGAAGAATGTCGGGGATTTGTAAATCAATATGACGGTGTTACGAATTATACTATCTTTGGAAATAGGAATTATACTCATCAATATATATCAGAAAATTATCCAGAAAAAATAGAATGGGATGTTTCTAAACTCTTAATCTATACACTTGATATTGAGGTTTCTTCAGATGAAGGATTTCCTGATATCCGAATAGCAAATGCTCCTATTACTGCTTTAACAGTTCATCATAGCATTAACGATATATATTACGTTTTTGGTATAGGTGAATATACTCCAAACGATTCAGACAAAACAGTTAAATATTTTCGTTCAAACAATGAAGAAGAAATGATGGAGCTCTTCTTAGGTTGGTGGAAGGATAACCCGCCTCATATTGTTACTGGATGGAATTGCAAGTTCTTTGATATTCCTTATATTGTTAATCGTATGAAATATCTTGATCTGAATTTTAAATACCTCTCACCAATTAAAAGAGTTTACGATAAGAATACAATAATTGCAGGGCATGATAATATGTATTATCAAATTGTTGGTATGTCTATTCTTGATTACTTGGATTTGTATAAAAAATATACCTATAAGAATAGAGAATCTTATCGCTTGGATTATATTGGTCAAGTTGAATTAGGTATGGGTAAGATTACGGATGAGCAGATACAAGGTTATGACTTGTATAAAACAGATTACCAGAAGTTTATTGAATATAATATTAGAGATGTTGAGATTGTAAAGAAACTTGATGATAAGATGAAGCTATTGGATTTGATTATAACTATAGCTTATGAATCTAAGGTTAATTTTGAAGATGTGTTCTCACAAGTTAGAACATGGGAAGCGATTATTTATAATTTTCTCAAGAAACAGAACATAGCAATTCCTAATAAAAAGAATCAGGCTGGTAATAGGACTATTGAAGGTGGATATGTAAAAGACCCCGATCTTGGTTTGCATAAATGGGTTGTGAGTTTTGATCTCAATTCTCTATATCCACACCTTATCCAGCAGTATAATATCAGTCCAGAAACTTTATATAATGGAGTTGTATGTGCTGATTCAAAAGATATTGGTGTTGATGGATTGCTGGAACAAAAACTTGATACTGGTTATCTCAAACAAAAAGATATTACAATTACACCAAATGGTCAGCACTTCTCAATAAAACGTCAAGGGTTTCTTCCGCAATTAATGAAAACTATGTATGATGATCGTGTTACATATAAAAAGAAAATGCTTGAGGAAGAACAAAAACTAGAAGATGGTAATTATAAAAATAAACAAGATGTAGTTAATAATATATCAAAGTATAATAATGCACAAATGGCAAAAAAGATTCTTCTTAATAGTGCGTATGGTGCATTGGCGAATCAGTATTTTCTTTATTACTCTTTAGAACAAGCGGAAGCAATCACAACTTCTGGTCAATTGTCTATTAGATGGATTGAAAAGCATATAAATAGATTCATCAACGATTTACTCAAAACAGAGGATAAAGGATATGTTATCGCAGCAGATACAGACAGCATATATATCACGTTTGATAAATTGGTTAATGAAGTCTGCCGAGAGGGACTTGAAACTGAAAAAGTTATATCCTTCTTGGACAAGGTATGTAAGGATAAAATTGAACCGTATATTAATTCATGTTATAAAATTCTTCATGCGTATGTGAATTCATATGAACAGAAAATGGTAATGAAAAGAGAGTTGATTGCTGACAAGGGTATTTGGACAGCAAAGAAAAGATATATTCTTAATGTTTATGATTCAGAAGGCGTAAGATATAAAGAACCTAAGCTAAAGATTATGGGTATTGAGAGTGTTAGGAGTTCTACCCCTCAATGGTGTCGGGAGAACATTCAATCGTTGATAAAAATAATTATCAATACAGATGAGAAAACGGTAATAAAAACTATTGAAGAATATCGATCTAGGTTTAAAGAATTATCATTTAGTGATATTGCATTTCCTAGATCGGTGAAAGGTCTTAGTAAGTATAAATCTTCAAAAGATATTTACATCAAAGCTACTCCAATTCATGTTAGGGGTACGTTGCTGTATAACCATCAATTAAGGGAGAAAAAATTAACAAGAAAGTATCAATTAATTCGTGATGGTGAAAAGATTAAATTTGCATATTTAAAAGAACCTAACATACTTGGTGAGAATGTGATTGCAATTGCAACCGTCTTGCCAAGTGAGTTTGGTTTAGAGAAGTATATTGATTATGATTTACAATTTGATAAAGCCTTTCTTCAACCAATAAAGAATATTTTAGATGCAATAGGATGGAAGTCTGAAAACATAAGTTCTTTAGAATCTTTCTTTGAGTGATATGATAAAATCATTTTTCTGTACTAAAAAATGGGCACTCTGGGCGTGGGGTGGTCTGTCAATTTTAATGATGTCTATGTGGATACAAGTATCATTGACTGTTATGATAAATGAATGGTATGGTGGATTTTATGATCTCATGCAGAAGTCTGCTGATTATGTTAATGATCCACAAGTAGGTATAGATTTATTTTATAAAAAATTAATATCTTTTAAAATAGAGGATAAATCTTTTTTCATACTTGCAATGCCATTTATGATACTTCAAACAATTACTGATTGGTTTACTAGAGTATATGGATTGAGATGGAGAGAAGCAGTAACATTCACTTATATGCCACAATGGACGGATGTTGAAGAAGAAATTGAAGGAGCATCACAAAGGATACAAGAAGATATAAAAAAATATTGTCTCCTTGTAGAAAATCTTGGTTTAAATTTTATTCGTACTGTAATGACATTAATAGCATTTATTCCTTTATTGTGGGGATTAAGTAACCAAGTAAAAATTCCAATGATGGATATGGAAGGTGCGTTGGTTTGGCTTGCATTTGGAATTTCAATTGGTGGATTAATTATTACATGGATTGTTGGTTCAAAACTTCCAGGCTTGGAATACAATAATCAAAAAGTTGAAGCTGCATTTAGAAAAGAATTAGTATTTGCAGAAGATGATAAAATGAATTATGCAAAACCCGATACGATATGGGAATTGTTTATTGGTATTAAATTTAACTATCAAAGATTGTTCAATCATTATGCATATGTTGAAACATGGATAAATTCTTATAATCAATTTATGGTGATAGTTCCATACCTATTAGTTGGTTCTGGTCTTTTCACTAAACTCATTACATTGGGGATTGTAGTACAAGTCTCAAATGCGTTTGGCAAGGTACATGAAGGTTTAGCGTTTTTTCTATTCAGATTCACCATGATAACTGAATTACGGTCTGTATGGAAGCGCTTAAGTGAGTTTGAAGCGAATCTGGAACGATTTAAGAGGGTTTAAATGGCTGGCGCATACCCTAGTATGGCCGGCAGAAAATAACCCTTAAATAGCGTCTGAGAGGGTCAAAAAGTCCTTTAAAAACAACAACTTACAAGTCATTGATTTATAAGGAGTAGTTTTTTCCTTGTATTATGACTTTTTTTTTGTTATTCTTATATTAACAATTGAAATGGAGTAGATCATGGAACATACATTTAAAGCGATATTAGGATGTTTGGTTGTTTCGTTTGTAACAGCGTATTTCTTAGCACTTATGTTTGCACCATTTGGTATTGTATGGTTAGTCCTTGCACATTGAAAGAGGAGTTAAAAAATGAAAAAACTTTTTAAGGTTGGAAAGGAGTTTTTTGAAAAGAAAGCTGATGCAAAAACTTATCGAAATAAGTTAGAGGGGTATACACCTACTCTTGACAAAGACGGTAAGTATCCATTACACAAATGGAAACATGAAATTAAACGAGGCCCAGATCATTGGAAAGGAGAATCTAAATAATGTTTCCTATTTTTGGTTGGACAAATAATGAAGGTGAACCAGTAGTTATTGGATTTGCTGGTAAAGCAAGAAGCGGTAAAGATACTGCTGGACAATATCTAGTAGACAGATATCGTTTTGTACATTATTACTTTGCAAAACCTCTCAAAGAGGGTACAAAGCATATGTTCAATCTTACAGAGGAACAAATTAAAAACAAAGAGAAGGTTATTGAAACTTGGGGTAAATCTCCAAGAGAACTTTATCAACTATTGGGTACAGATGTTGCTAGATCAATTGACTCTGATGTTTGGGTAAAGAATGCTGAAATGTTTAGGAGACAAAATGCTGGATTTTCAATGGTTGTTACGGATGTTCGTTTTGCAAATGAAGCAAAATGGATTAGAGATAAAGGTGGTATTGTAATTTATCTTGAAAGTAAAACAAGAGGTATTGAATCTCATACTGGTCATTCAAGTGAACATGGTTTGTCGGGTGAGGATGTTGATCTTATCATAGAGAATGATGGTACTATTAATGCTCTTTATGAAAAGATAGAGGATATTAGAACACCAGTATAATATTATTATAGAGGTACAAAAATGAAAAAGTTTGCGTTGATCGCATCCTTTTGGATGTGGAGCATTTCAGTTGCGTTTGCTACTGAAAGTTTTGAAGATCGTTTTTTAAATCTTGGTGTAGACGAAGATTTTACGATTATGGAACGTGGTCTTATTAAAGATCAAGTTAAAAATTTTATTCCCCCCTTACTAGTACCAGCGATTGGTGGTCATGCATATGTTCTACCGCCTGGGCTATTCAACTTTTCCACTAATTTTAAGTTTGTTAATGTTGATGAAGATGATTGGTATAAAGATGGCAAGGCAGACATTTATGGTATTCATAGAGAAAACCAAGTCCAACGCCGTTTTCTTACATCATCCCTAAAATATGGATTTGATCTTAATAGAAAATACTTCCATAGTTTTACTGCTGTTTTAAATCTTACTTATGAAAGTTCTGTTAATCGTGGGCCTGTCAGACTACCTGATGTTGGCAATAACGCTAAGAGCGTTTACAATACTGGAACGTCCGAAGGTTTACAAGATATTAACATTATGATTAAAAAGAAAATTTGGGATCAGGGGAATAAACCTATTGGATGGGCGATTGCTGCTGGTGTTTATTTACCTACTGGTGATAGTTCTATGAAAGCGGGTGATAATGGTGTTATTTCTGTTGTTGATGATTCTACTGGAGCAGTAGCGAAACCTACATTTAAAAGATTTACTGATACTGGTGAATTACCAGCAGGGCGACAATTAGGTTTTGGTAAAATGTCTTTTAAAGTTGCATCATTCTGGACTAGACAATTTCTGCCAGGCGATATGCCAAGTTTTTTAGAAGGAACAAAGTTTGATAGACTTGCTGTTCATTGGGGAGTTGCATATCGTTTTAATCAGAAGCATGAAGGGGTTGATCCAGGCGATACCGCAACTATCTTTGCATCAACGGTTGTACCAGTATATAAAGATTATGTCTCTTTGCAAGTATCAAGTATTAATAAATGGCAAGAGAACGATCATTATGATGGAGATTTTAAATTTCCCAATCAGAGTGCTGCAGCTCCAAGACCAGATTTTCGTGGGGGTTGGTTGAATCTTGTTGGGCCGAGTTTAATTTATAGTCCAGACCCTTTAGTTCGTTTTACCGCAACATACTTGCAAAGAGTTCATGCACCATACTTAGGGCCGAGTCCTAGTTATGTTGTAAATCTTGGCGCTGCTATAACTTTTTAATGGAGAATATATAATGATTAAACTGATTTTAACAATTCTATTATTGATACCATCATTGGTAAGTGCTGAGTATCTTATGAGTACAGCAGATGGTAGAAAGTTACATCTTAAAGAGGGAACATTTCAACCAGATTTGAGTTTGTATAGAAGTAAACTTCCAGAAGTTAAAATACTGGATAGAACATTCAAACCAAAGTATCAACAATGGGCGGCAAATGAAGAATTTGAAATGTCTCAAACTGGTTTGAACAACATGGTTAGGGCATCTTTTCCACTTGCACACAATTCGGCATTTATTTGGATGACCAACCAACAGATGTATTGGAACGCAAGAAACAATTTGGGATTTGGTTTTGCAGCTAGTCATGCTGGTATTAACTTTGTTAATGGCCCTTACTTTACTATGAAGGCGCTTGAGTTGTCAAAGTATAATCGTCTTTACAGGGATAGAGGTGAACGTACTTTATCTAATAAAGATGTATTGTTACAATGGTACTTGCCGTTGGTTTGGAAACGTGTTGGGATTCCAAGATTTCCTGATGATGGTTCTCCATCTTATTTGGAATTTGAATCTGGTGATCCTCATTTCGTTGCACCTACTCCGATTGAAGATACATTCAATGATCCGCAGAGTGGGAAAAATGGCAAGTGGGGTGTACCAGAATATTTCTTACAGAATCGACAATGGCGTTGGGACAGAGATGGAATGTCAAAGTTCCTTGACATGGGTAGTCTTGGTATCATGTTAAAACGTGCATCAATGTGGGTTGATTATATGTGGAAATCAAATCATAGTGGGGAATCACCCACTACCGCAGATGGACGAATAACACTTGCTGGTAATGATGCTGAAGAAGGTTTTAGAGGAATGGCATTGGCAACAACTAGACTTAACCAAGTACTTGCATTAAAATCTCAATTAGTTATAGATGAAAATGGTAAACTTGGTGGCGTTAATCCTAAGACTTATGATCCTAAAAATGGGTTGAAGTATTTTCCGCATAGGATTGAACCTAACCTACTTTTAGCTGGTGATCTTCCAGAACGTCAATGGGGTTTTGATGTTGATGATGCTAGAAGTTTTTTGTTCGATCAAAGTGCATTACTTTGGGGAAACTCACATTTCTTTCAATCAACATATCGAATGACTGAAATGTTTACAGACAATCCGCCAGTAGATGGGGGTATTCTTGAAAAGAAACTTGGTGCAATACCTCACTATCTTGCGAATATGCAGATAAAGAATATTGTGAAAATGCATACTAAGTCTAATCTTTTAGTTTCAACATGGGATAAAAAACCATCTGATGAAATTAGAATGATTGATATGGGATTAACTTTTATTGCTATGAAAGAGTATGTTGATCGTATGCGTGATCCGCAAGCATTGTTGGGTACAGATAAAGATGATCTTGAACCAGAGTTAACTAAAGTTGCAATTGGAATAGTTAGTACCAATGCAGATTTCTTATTGAAAGTTCAAGATGATGATGGTTCTTTTTGTGAATCTTATAGTGTTGTGTGGACTCAAAATCCAAGAGGTGCTTGTGATAAAGGACGCCCAAATTTTGCAGGAATTTTTGCATTACTTGAGGCACATAAACTTACGCAAGATACCAGATACATTGAAGGTGCAAGAAAAACTTGGAATTATGTATGGGAAAATTATTGGGATGAACCTTCTGGATTATTCCGAAGTACATTAGGTGATGATACTGTTATCATTCATACGTTGGATGTTACAGCACAATTGCGGGCATATAGGGAAATGTTGTTTGCGACACCTATTCATATGTCCAAACCATTTATCAATAAATTTTCTAGATGGGCAGTTCAAACTCTAATGATGTCTGGAATGATTCAGTCTGAAGAAAATAGAAGTGGTGAACTTGCATTAGGTATTGGTTCAGCTGATTGGGATAATGATGGTGTGCCGTGGTTAGGTAAAGGAGATGGTGAATTTGGTATTGCACCTACACTAGCACTTCAAGTTGCGGTTAACATTGGTAAACCTAAGATGAATCGTACCTTTAATAAGTTAAAAGGACAGAAACATTGGGCAGAAATGTATGGTGGCGATATTCAATATGCTTATCAAACATCTTCTATTGATGAAATGAAATTGCCAGTTAAAATGGATATGGAAGATTGGGAAGAACGTGATGAACTTCTAAGATGGGATGGAACTACTATGCAGTTACCTTCTGCTAAAAGGTTTGAACGTGGTTCTGATTTAACTGGTAGACAAATCTTTGAGATGAATTGTGCTCATTGTCATGGTTATACAGGAGAGGGAATAACGGGCATATCTTATGAAGCAGATTCTTTAGTTAGAACTAGAGATGATATGTTTGAAGTACCTAACAATGGACGTTTTAGTAGATTGATGCCAGAGTGGGGTATAGGTAATAGAGATGAACATGGAGGCGTATTAACCAAAGAAGAAATCTATAAAATAGTTGATTATATCCAAAGTGATGGATTCAAAAAAGTGTTCAAAGATGTTCAAAATGGTTATGCGTTTCCTGACTATCCGCCTAAAGACCCTTATTTCTTTATATCAAGGTCTTATGATATGGGTAAGAAGAAACCAGCAACAAAAGAAGATATTGCTTTGATTATGAATTTACAAAGGGATGTTTCTAGTACTGGTAAACCAATTAATATTATTCAACGATTAATTGATAATGAGAAAAAAGGAGGCACAAAAGGTGAAATAAAACGTGCAACTGAATGGAAAGAAGAAAATTATAGTTCTGTTGTATCTTATTCTAATCACCTACAAATGAGGTATGCTACGAAACCAGTAGTTATTATTAATGAAGATGATGAGGAAGAAGAAGATGAATAAATTTAAATTATTATTACAATCTATTGCCATTATTGGATTACTCTTTGTAGCTTTTAGCGTTTCTGAAGCAGCAAAGGTTAAATACAAAGAAGTCGAAGTTAAGAATGGTTCTACTATTAAAGGTAAAGTAACATGGATGGGAACTATTCCGAAATTGCCACCTATTACTGTATTCAAACATATGGATAAGTGTGGTCAAGAGGCAATTAATCCTGCTTTAATAATTAATCCTTCTAATAGGGGTGTTAAGTTTACCGCTGTTTATCTTGAAAAGATTAAAGAAGGTAAATCAATTAATCAGAAAAAACTTAAAGTTGGGAGTAAAGGAGTTCTTCATGTTGGACAGGATATTAAACAACAGGCAGATAGTCAGTTGTGTAATTTTCAAGAACACGTTTTTGCATTTGTAAGAACTAAGAAAGTTGGTATGTACAACATGGAAAATTTGTTACATAACCCTCATGCGTTTGGAAAAAATGGTGCAACAATATTCAATATACCTTTACCTGATAGGAATCGAATGTCTAAAAAGAAGGTTAAGCGTGTAAAAGGTATAAATAGATATCAATGCGATACTCATGTTCATATGAATGGTTATATGTTGGGATTACCACATCCATATTTTTCAGTTACCGATAAAAATGGTAATTACGAAATTGCAAATGTTCCCAATGGTAAATATAATTTAATCACATGGCATGAAGGGTATAATATTACGGAGTTTGCATCTGATAAACGCCCTGTTTATGATGCCCCTCATATTATTAAAACTGCAATCGAAGTAAAGGATGGACAAGTACTGGATTTGAATTTTCAAATGCCAGTAAGGGATGTAAAGGTTAATCAAAAGAAAATGTCCAGACAAGTTTCTGGACATTAATTGCTGTATAATCTATATAACGGAAATATTTTGGACAGGGGTTCGATTCCCCTCGCCTCCACCATATTTAGATGCTGACTACAATTAGAAACTAATTGTGATAGCGGAAGGATCAGCGACTCCTCAAGTTAACAATATGGGGGCGACTAGGTTTCGACAGGATACGGAAATTATACGGACAGCACCGAGAAGAATGATGGCTCGGTTATCAATCATTCAAACTATAAACGCTAATGATTACGATTTAGCGCTTGCTGCTTAACACTAGGTAGCGGAGTCCGAGGGTACTTGTCAACAGAAACCCTCACCTAATAAGGGTTATATAGTTCCTTACATTTTGCTAAAAAGTTTGGTAAGCTATATACATGATAGCGGGTGTAGCTCAGAGGCAGAGCAGTACGTTGCCAACGTACAGGTCAGGATTTCAAAATTCCTTGCCCGCTCCAAAACAAGGGAAACTTTTTCCTTGTATGTTAATCAGCTTTATGATAAGCTGAGTGTGTTGTTTAATTAATAATGATAGGAGATTTTATGTCAAAGATGCAAAAAGGAAAACCAAGAGTAGGAAAGAAAAACGCTCGTAGACTTACTCGAGCAGAAGCAGATGCTAGTGGTCTACCCCGCTGGGTAGAAATTTACACATCACCAGCAACTGATGAAACTGCTTTCAAGAACTGTCAACTTGAAGGTGGCGTAAAAACTGTTTTCGCTTGTCGTAAAGCGTTAAACAAATATTGGGGTGTTTAATCTCAATTAATTTTGACTATAGGGGGTTGGGAAACCAGCCCCCTTTTTATATTATGAAAATACTATTGATTGTTTTTTCTCTTTTATTTTTAACAGGCTTTTCTAAACAAGAAATTAATTGTTTAGCTCAAAACATTTACTTTGAAGCAAGAGATCAAACCATTAAAGGACAAATTGCTGTTGCTCTAGTTACTATAAATAGAGTAGAGAGTAAACGATTTCCCAATTCAATCTGTAAGGTAGTCAAACAGGCAAGATATAGACAAGGGAAATTAGTTAAACACAAATGTCATTTTTCATGGTTTTGTGATGGATTATCTGATGTACCAAGAGATCGAATAGCATGGAAAGTATCGAAAACTATTGCAAAAGCAATGTTAGAAAAACCAGGCGCTCATATTAAACATTTTGGTAAAGTGTGGGATATGAAAGATTTTCTTAATGGTGCAAAGTTTTATCATAGAATAGATGTTGATCCATATTGGAATAGTAAGATGATTAAAGTGTTGCAGATTGGCGATCATATTTTTTGGAAAGATTATGTCAACGAATAGGGAGTATATCGATGTCGAAAGAGGACAAAAAAGCAACATCGCAGACACCATCAGTCGAAGAATGTGGTATATTTCTTTTGATGGATGAGATAAGTGACTCTACTTGTAAAGATGTTATCCAATTTATTATTTCAAAGAATCTGGTAAAACCATATCCAAAGTATTTGCAGTTGATTATCAATTCTGGAGGTGGTGATTTACAAGCAGCTTTTGCTGTTATAGATACCATGAAGGGAAGTGCCATTCCAGTTTATACAGTTGGACTTGGTTGTGTTGCATCAGCTGCTATAGCAATATTCATGGCTGGTGAGAAAGGCAAG